ATTAGAATGGGATGTCGGTGTCGTCTACCTTCCCACCAGCTGGGGCTTTGCCACCCTCTGACTGGCTCCCACGGGAACCGAGGCGGAACGTCGAGCCAGCACCAGCCAGCTTGACCTTGAAGGAACGCTGAGTCTGGCCGTCCTTCTCGTACTCCTCGATGATGGGCTGACCCTGAACGAACACGGTGCTGCCCTTCTTGAGGTACGGCTCGATGACGTTGGTAACGAGGCCTTTGCCATTGCTACCATCCCACGCTTCGCAGCGATACCAATGGGTCTTCTCGACCTTCTCACCGGCCTTGTTGGTGTAGTTCTCGTTGACCGCAACTGAGAAGTTGGCAACCTTTGTGCCATTCACATCACGGACTTCAGGGTCTGCACCAATGTTACCGGATACAGTGATCTGAGCGAAATTCATGTCGATTCTCCTTACGTTGGACATGATTGAAATGAGGCAGTTTTGCATCTTGCCCAGGATGTAGGCGTTAGCGGTGCATATGCACCAGTTTGGCTTGCTTTCTTCGGATCCCCGGTACGCAGGCCTTCTCCCGGGTTAACGTCCACATTTGCCGTGGATAGGCCCAACAGGCGAGGGACTGTTGGCTCCCATTGATGCCAAAACGGCCTAAGCCAAAACGGCATCAAATTCTATTTTGGCTTTACCTCTACCCAACGGAAACGGTAAGTGTCCCAGATGAGGCGCTTGTAACCTCTGACCCTCTTGGAAACCCAAAGAAAGCTAGAGATGATGCACCCACCTATCACTGCCGCCATCGTGCCAGCAAAGGTGCCAGCAAACATGGCGACAAGCAGTGCAGTAGAGGCGATGTCGATAGGGATGTCCAGCCAAAGAACTTTACCAAAGTCAAACTTGGCTAGGAGGAAGATGATTGCGAACGCTGAAAATACTCCAGCAATGACGTAGAAGAGCATTTGATCCACCTCCAAATAGCGACAAACATATCCTTTGAATCAATAAGCCAAATGTGGCTTAGACCGAACAGGACAAGTGCAAGAGTCTTGATGAAGAACACTGCTGCTGCGGCGACACCAGATTGCATAACGATGTAGCCATAGAAACAAATGATAATGAAAACAGATACATACTTGAGAGCCTTCATGACATTCTCCTTTACGATATGAGGCGTTAGCTCCTACCCCTGCCTCGGCACGCACTCTGTTAGGGAGTTCGCACCAAGTCGTCTAGGGTCGTTAGGGAGCGACTAGCGTCCCTGACGGAAGGGGGTTTGGGGGATGGAAAATCCCCCAAGGGTTCCGAGTGGAGCGAGACCTAGCGCCGAAACCAAGATGAGCGAGGAACGAGCGAATCCTGGTTGGCAGGCGATAGCCGAGCTATCACGAATCCACGCACAAAAAAATGGAGAGGAGCCGAAGCCCCTCCCCACGCACTCTTTAGGTTGCCTCGCTTTCAGCAAAGGCCCCCAATCTCCGGTCACGTTGACGCAGAACAAGTCGAATGATCTCCATGTGCTGACGTGTCAAACGTGCGTTCATCCTTGGAGTGTTGAGTATTTGCTCAAGCGCAGACGTTCTTTGTTTACGCACAAGCAAGTAGTATTCACGAAAGTTGAATGCCAACATAGCTTCCTACTCCAAACGCATTGTGTCTGCACCATGATCCTGATCGATGGGTGCCTCGACCAACCCTGTCTCCCGTGCAAATGCCCAGAAGTCATCTCGGTTGGCTTGGTACGTCTCCATGGTGAGCTGACCCTTTCTGGCCCGCATGCGCTGAACCTTGGGCAGATCCTTGAGCCGAGTATAAGCGCCGAAGCTGATGCCACTGACGTCGATGGCGTGCTGACGCACAGGGCCACGAGCTACCTTGAATGCCTCGTTCAGCGTCCACCACTGTACACGAAAGCGCTCCAGCTTCTCGTCGTACTGCTCGATGGTGTTCTGCGTGATCTCGATGCCGATATCGTTGCGGATAGCCTTGGCACGCTCACGCTTGGTCTGGACCGCGCTGGCTGTCACGTTGTCCATCATCTTCTCGAACATGCGGGGCAGCTGGTCGCCCAGCTTGGCCTGTATGATGACGTCGTTGCCATCCTCGAAGTGATCGACAAGTCGCTTGAGTATGACGCCAAGCTCACGACACCACTGAGCGTGGTAGTCGTCGTCGGGTAGCAGATCCTTCTGCAAGGCCTTGGCGATGCGGTCAAGGTTCTCAGGGGTCAGGTCGTCCATTGTCATATCAGTCATGACGTTCTCCTCTCAGTCAAAGGTACAGGGCAGTTCAATACACCTGTGAGTACTACACCAGTAAAGACTCCGATTGGCTTCTTCTAGGTGAGTGATGTCGTTTGTCGTTAGCAAATCGTGATTCCAGCGCTGCTGCATCCACGGTGTCTCTGAGTCCATAGGACAGCCGAGACGGTGGATAATCATGATCGCAGTCGAGATGTTGGAGACATGATCTCGTATTTCGTCACGAACAGAATATCCGTATGGGATGTCATTGAGCTTGAAGAGAAGCTCGTTGTTGATATCGCATAGCTGGTTAGGACTGGCTTTGTACAAGCTAGGAACAAACTCTTTGAACAGTATCTCTTCCATGTGATTCACCTCTACGTTATCGGGGTGGGCAATACTACCCACCCCATGTTGGCTTCATGTGATCGAGTGATCCCATTTCAGAATCTCAAGCTCCAACTGCATGTCGGAGATGTGTTCTTCAATGGCAGAGTAGAAACTCTCGTAAGGAGAGAGCTTCTTCAACCGAGACTCCTCGGTCTCAATCGCAGTCTCCAACTCCTCGATCCTAATCAAATGGTAATCGCAGTACATGTCTGCCTCCCTAATCAAAGATGGTGTAATCAGTGTCGCTCATCTTCTCTGCCAAATCAGCAGCACGTTGCAGATCGCCTGACTCCAGCGCCAGACGAACCTCATCGGCTGCCCAAACATCAGGCAGATCTGTGAACTGATGATGTGCGATGACAGTATCAGCAATGATCTCGGACTCATCGACCGGACGGAACTTGTATGGTTGCATGGTCTTCTCCTTTACGTTTGACCAGTTTACAAACACGCACACAGGATTCCCTGCGTCGTTGTCCCTACCCCCAACACACAAAAGGCGATGTCAATCATTGGTGATGGTCACTTCTATGACCATCACGATACGGAAATGGATTTGCAACTGATCGCCAATTCGCTGCTAACAAAAGACGGGTGCGAATTGGCGATCCCGCCCGACTTCATGTCGGGCCAAACAAAAGCAAATTCTGATTTCCGCAATGTTTTTACAAGATTCGACAAGACGCATGAGCGCAAGCGAATGCCAAACTAAATGTATCGTTCGCCGTTCCCGCAAGGGATTTGTGTGTTAGCCCGAAGGGACAATCTAACGACGTAGGGCCAATCATGTGTGTGTGTGTCTCAATTCAGGGAAGTGATGAAAGGGCGGTTGTTTCGGGGTAGGGGCCCCGAAACTTATGCGCCAACGGACGCCAGTCCGTCAGGCCTGAGCGAAGTCGAAGGCGAATGATATGCAATGACCGAAGCGGTAATGTCACGATGGGAAGAGCGACACAGTAAGAACGTGATACAGGTCAGGCTCCGCAGCCGAGCGTCAGCGAGACCTGTGGAGGAACAATAACAATGGGTTACAACAAGTGACTTGACAGGGTTTTGAGAAGGCTGTGTATACTCGCTCGTAGCGCAACAGGACACGAACATGACCAAGGCAGACGAAAGCCAACAAGAGCGATATAAAGGTGGTGTGGTTCCGATGGAAGACATCGAGAAACATGCTCCCGAAGTGCGGACGGCACAGCCGCAAGTTACTGATGCACAAGCGGAGTTGGTGCATGTAATCTTGCATGATGGTTGCAACCCAACAGAAGCAGCAGAGAGGTTGGGTAGGAACAAGGCTTGGGCGTACAATACGCTACGAAAACAGCATGTTATCGAATACAGACAGCAGTTGGCTATGCTGACTTTGGGATGGGACGCCACACAAGCAATGGCGACGATGAGAGAACTGCTGACAAGTAAGTCACAATACGTCAGGCTTGAAGCCGCAAGAGACTTGATGGATCGAGCAGGATTCCGACAGAACGCGGTGCGTACACCTAGCACGGCGGTACAGATTAACTTCAATGTTGACTAGGGGGTCCCATCGACAACAAACGTACATCTGTAATATGACCTTAAAAACTAGCGACGCATGACATAACGGGTATTTCACACGCACAACGGATCAATCTAGAGCAACCTGTCAAAAAATATTTTAACCCAAGGAGGCGATTATGGGTGATGCACAGCCGGGACCAAAAGAAACAGCAAGGTCTGAAAGAATAGCTGCCGAAAGAAGAAAGAAGCGAGAGCAGCAAGCTGCATACGCCAAAAGACCAATGATTGAACAGCTCAATCCAGACGGCACCAAAAAAACTGACAGACAGCAAATGGCTGACATGAGTGGTACTCGTAGCGTTGCAGCCCAAGCAGGGCTAGATAGAATGAGAGAAGCAAGGCAAGTTCAGGATTCTATAGAAGAACTTACTGCTAGAAGGGATGATACCAGAAACCCTATTAGTAGAATGAATCTAGACAACCAGATTAAAGAGCTACAGGCAGGGGGTCGTCCTGTAACCACTGAGTTTGCAAGAGGTGGTGCAAGATCTGGTGAGGTTTTAACAGTAGGTGTGGTTAGGGATGGAATATATTCTGGTCGTCCTGGGTTTGAGCCAGCCACTAGAAGAGCTACAAGTGGCTCTACCAGACGTAAATATATCTAGATTTTATGCAGCTTGATTACAAACCACCTGGCCCTATAGCAAAGGCCTTTATGAAGGATGAGGCTTTTGTTCGGGGAATCAGAGGCCCTGTAGGATCTGGCAAGTCTGTTACTTGCTGCATGGAGATCATGCGCCGTGCAGTAAACCAGAAGCCAAATGATTCCGGTATAAGGCGGTCTAGATGGGCTGTTATCAGAAATACAAATCCCCAGCTGAAAACCACCACGATCAAGACATGGCGTGATTGGTTCTCAGACGAGATTGGCAAGTTTGTGTGGTCGCCTCCTTATACACATCTTGTCAATTTCGGTCTGGGGGACAAGACTACCGTTGAGCTTGAAGTTATCTTCTTGGCTTTGGATAAGCAGGAAGATGTGAAGAAGCTGCTGTCATTGGAACTTACAGGGGTATGGATCAATGAAGCCAGAGAGATCCCTAAATCGATTGTGGACGCCTGCACCATGCGTGTGGGCCGTTTTCCCTCTATGCGTGATGGTGGGCCTTCTTGGTTCGGTGTCATCATGGATAGCAACTCACCAGATGAGACGCACTGGTGGGGGATTATGTCAGGAGAAGTCCCAGCGCCTGAATATATGGCAGAAGAAGAGAAGATACTTCTAATCAAGCCTGACGATTGGATGTTTTTCTCACAACCAAGTGCCATGAAGGAGATCAAGAACCAATCTGGCGTCATCGAGGGCTATGAGCTAAACGAAAAGAGAGAAAACAAAGAAAATCTTCAGCCAAACTATTATGACAAGATTATTCTGGGCAAAGCCGCATCATGGGTTAAGGTATATGTTCTAAACAGATATCAGGCCCTGCTTGATGGAAAGGCTGTCTATCAGTCATTCAGAAAGGAAGCTCATGTTGCCCAATCACCCATTGAGCCGATCGATGGCAGGGAGGTTATCGTTGGGATTGACTTTGGCCGCACGCCGTCGGCAATCTTCACGCAGCAACACCATTCAGGCAAATGGACAGTCTTCCATGAAGTCATTGGACAGGATATGGGGGCAGGAAGGTTTGCAGACATTCTCAAAAGAGAAATTACCAGACAGGGATGGGACAAACACGACTTCAAGTTCATAGGCGATCCGGCCGGCAACCAGATGGCCCAGACATCAGAGCAGACGCCTTTCATGATTTTGAGAGCGGCCGGCATTCAAGCCTATCCTGCGCCAAGCAACGATACACAGATACGCATCGAGGCTGTCGATGGTGTCCTAAACAGGATGGTGGATGGCTATCCGTCGGTTGCAATCAGTCCGAATTGCACTGTGCTAATCTCTGGTTTTGAGGGTGGCTACCAATATAAGCGCCAGTATCATATGGGTAACGAGCGATTTGAAGAACGGCCTTCGAAGAACAGATTCTCTCATATTCACGATGCTCTCCAATATGCGTTCTTAGGGGGTGGTGAAGGTCGAAAGGTGATGTACGGTGGGAGTAAGCGCCCCTCCTATACAACCGTTGCGAGGGTTGGCAATCCTTTGGAGAGGCAGAGACAGCGTAATGGCTTCAAATCTAGGCGTCTCAGGGCATGAAATGGATAATTTGCTTTAAAAAAGCCAATAATATTGGCACTTGGAGGTTATTTACCGCTCATAGACCTGATTTCGGGCATGTATTTGCAGTCAGGTACGATCCTGAGCTTGATTTGTGGATTAGATTTGAATGTGCCAGCCAAAGATTTAATTTTGACTTGCTTTCGGAAGAGGCCGCTGACTACTTGGCTTATGACATGGTTGAAAACTGTATTTGTGTTGAGGTTGAGGCTGTAGATAATTCAATTTATGCCCCTCGTTGGCTTTATTGCGTAAGTTTTGTAAAGCACATCATAGGTATTAGAAAGCCTTGGGTCTTGACGCCTTATCAGCTGTATTGTGAATTGATTAAAAAAGAACACCGTATCATCTTTACTAAAGCTGAAGGAGAAGACGATGGGATTTATGTCAACGCCCAAACCGCCGGGGCCTGATCCAGAATTAGTAAAGAAGCGTAAAGCTGAAGAAGAGCGACTTGCAAAGCAGAAGGCTGAAGACGATCGTCGTCAAGCTGATATGGAACGTAAGCAGCGCCAGAATCTTCTAGGTGCAAGATCCTTACAAAATGAAGAATTAGAAGGTTTTAGTGGCTATCGTCGTAGAAACCTCGGCCAATCAATCAGGAGTTGAATGTGTCACTTTATTCGACTGACGGCAGCCCTCTACCACCATCAGGAGGAGATGGAGACAAGCAAGAATTGAAGCGTGTAATGGATCGCTTCAAAAAGGCCAAGAGTCGTTGGAGTTCATGGTCTGATCTGTGGGAAGAAATATATGACTATGTTCTTCCTCATCGTGAGAGCTTTTTTCAAGAAAGTCCGGCAGCTCGACGTACCGAGAATATATATGACGAGACTGCTGTGGTTGGTCTTCCTAAGTTTGCTTCTCGTTTACAACTTGGTTTCTTTCCACCGAATGGTCGTGCATTCCGACTTTTACCCGGCCCCGAGTTTCCTAACGAACTCCGAAGCAAATCCCTAGAAGAAGAGCTTGATCGCATTACGGACCTTATACATGAGGGTTTGCGTAATTCTAATTTCAATGCCGAGATGCACGAAGGCTTACAGGATCTGGGCCTTGGAACTATGAACCTTCTTGCAGAAGAAGGCAGATTCATGGGTGATCTTCACTTTACGTCCGTATCCCCCACTAATCTTGCTCTTCTGCCCGGTAAAATGGATACAGTTACTGATTGGTTTCGTTGGAACTATCAGACAGATCTAACCGAGGTAAAGCACCGCTATCCAAAGAGTAAGTTCACCGACAAGATGCTCAAGGAGCAAAAGAGGAATCCAAATAGAAAAACACGCATTGTAGAAGCTACAATGTATGATGTCGGAAATAAATTCAAAGATGAATATACCTACTACCTCATATCTGAAACAGATAACGCCATATTAATGAAAGAGAAGCTCAGGGGTCGTGGATCTGTCCCTTGGATAACAACAAGATGGTCTAAGTCTGGTTTTGAGGTTTGGGGTCGTGGACCTGTTCTGCAAGCAATGCCAGCCATTAAAACCCTTAACCTCACTGTCCAGCTTATTCTTGAAAATGCAGAGATGGCAATCTCTGGAAGTTATGTCTATGACGATGATGGCGTATTCAATCCTGATAACATTACCATTCAGCCGGGAACATTCATTCCAAGAAGTCCCGGTAGTGTAATAGATAGCCTTCAAAGTCCGGGAAGATTTGACGTAGCGCAATTAGTGTTAGATGATATGCGCCGCAACGTCCGTAAGGCTCTATTCATTGACGAACTGGACACTCGTCCTAATGCTAGAACTCCACTTTCTGCTACTGAAGTCAGTGAACGTCTTGCAGACGTTGCACGAGATATGGGCGCTGTCGCTGGCAGAATGCAGAAAGAGTTCTTGCAGCCGCTAGTTGAGCGCATCGTCTACATCTATAAGAAGCAAGGCCTCTTAGACATACCAAAGGTGGATGGCCGTGAACTGCGTATCGTCCCCGTTTCTCCCCTGCTGCGAGCGCAGGATCAACAAGACGTTTCTGATTTTGTCAGGTTTCAGCAAACTGTCGCCTCCACCTTTGGACCTGAAATCACACCTGTCCTGTACAATCAGGAAAAGGTTGTTCAATATCTTGCACAGAAATTTGGAATCATGGAGGAACTCCTCGCAGATCCTCAACAGGTTCAAGGTAATGTCGAAACCTTGCAACAGTTAATGCAGTTACAACAGGCCCAACAGTGAGTAAGCAACGTGGAACGATTTCGGTTGATGGTCGTGGATATACTAGTGACGTTGAAGCTGACCTTAATTCTAAGGCCTACGGTATCTTTGGCTCTGGCATTGGCAGAGATTTTCTCCAGTATCTCGAAAGCATTACGACGCAGAGCATACACCCTGCTGGAACAAATATCGAAGTACTAGCACATGCAGAGGGTGCCAGATGGGTTGTTGCAGTCATGAAAAAGCGTTGTGAGCTAGGAAGGAAACAAGACGATGGCTAAACCAGCAAATCCCAGTTTGTATGCAAGAGCAAAGGCCATTGTGAAGGCAAGGGTGAGGAAGTGGCCTAGTGCATATGCAAGCGGCCAGTTGGTTCAACAGTACAAGCGTATGGGCGGCAAGTACAGATGAGCCTGACTAAGTGGTTCAATGAAAAGTGGGTGGACATATCCACCAAGAAAGATGGAAAGCATCCTGCCTGTGGTCGCAAAATGGGCGACGGCAGAAAGGGCTATCCAAAGTGTGTTCCTGCTTCCAAGGCTGCAAGAATGACAGCATCTGAAAAACGAAGCGCATCGAGGCGTAAGAGAGCAACTAATCCTGCCGGCGGCGGCAAGAAGCCAACATATGCGAGGACATAATGGCAAAACTTACCAAACGCCAAAAAGAAACCATGAAAAAGCACTCCAAGCATCACACAAAATCTCACATGGATTTTATGACCAAGAAGATGATGGGTGGCGCAACCTTTACCCAAGCGCATAAGATGGCTATGAAAAAGGTTGGCAAATAATGGGTACACCGGCATGGCAGCGCAAGGAAGGACAAAACCCAGAGGGCGGCCTCAACGAAGCTGGAAGGCGTTCGTTGCGAAGGCAGGGGAAAAACATCAAGCGCCCAGTTTCGGCAAAAGAGGCAAAGAAAAGTCCAAAGAAGGCGGCAAGACGTAGATCTTTCTGCGCTCGAATGAAGGGCATGAAGAAAAAGCTGACTTCTGAAAAGACACGAAACGACCCTAATAGCCGTATCAACAAAGCACTAAGGAAATGGGATTGTTAAATGAGTGAGGAACTTCAAGAAATAGCAGATCCACAAGATCAGGCAGAGCAGGAGGGTAAAGAGGCCTATGGCAATGTCGAGATGCAGGGTCAGCCAGAAGAATCATTTACCGACAGGCCAGATTGGCTTCCTGACAAATTCAAAACTCCAGAAGACCTTCTGAACAGCTATACCGAACTAGAACGCGGATTTCATCAGCGTAAAGATAGTTTGCGTGAGCAAATCATTGAAGAGATCAATCAGGATGCAATGAAGGACGCTCCTGTTAGCCCTGCTGATTATGATGTTAATTTTCAAGCTCCAGAGGGCATGGAGTACACCGTTGACGATGATGATCCTCTTCTTGGTTGGTTTAAAGGCAAGGCTCATGAGTATGGGTTGTCCCAAGATGAGTTCGACGGACTTATCAATGAGTATGCACAAGCAGATCTTCAGCGTGGACCTGACTGGAATGTTGAGTCAGAAATACTCGGCGAATATGCAGAAGATCGACTCAATCGTGTAGATGGTTGGGCAAGGGGCAGTCTTACTCAAGAGGGCTATGAGGTTTTTGCCAATATTCCTGCATCCTCTGGCATGGTTCAACTTTTTGAAGAGCTGATGGAGCTGAATGGTCAGCCACAGTTCAATATGGTTTCTGAGACAGAGTTTCAGGAAGTTCTTTCTCTGGATGAGCTTAGGTCTATGCAAAGTGATCCCAAGTACTGGAAAGAGAAAGATCCTGCATTTATCGCTAAGGTTCGTGCAGGGTTCGATCAATATTCTCGGCGAAACAGTTAATGTGAATTAACAAGCTCAGAATATTGTGACATGTTGTTTGTACTAGAAGGCCCTGATGCAATGGATAATCTTCGGACCCTGCGCTGAAGGATAACCAGACTAGAAGCGAACTTGTATCAACTCGATCACCCTTAGGAGGGTATAATGGCTACACCGTCCATTAGCACTTCCTTTATCGAGGAGTTTGAGTCTGGCGTCCACATGGCTTATCAGCGCATGGGGTCCAAACTCAGGAACACCATTCGTACGGCGAATGGGGTCAAGAATAAGACCACGTTCCAAAAAATCGGTAAGGGCTTTGCTACAACTAAGGCTCGGCATGGTAATGTCGCACCTATGAATCTCGCCCACACAAATGTCAGCGTAACCGTAGAGGATTATTTTGCTGGCGAGTGGGTAGATGATCTAGATCAACTCCGTATCAACCATGATGAGATGCTTGTCGCCCAGCAGTCTGGTGCATATGCACTTGGCCGTAAGACAGATGATCTTATCTTGGCAGCTATGGATACTACCACCTCAACTCATAACGAAACTTCAAACGGCATTACGCTTGCTTGGGCTTTCCAGCTTATGGAAAATTTTGGCAATAATAGTGTTCCTGATGATGGTCAGCGTTATGTTGTTGTTGGTTGGGAGCAATGGTCACAACTTCTCGATCTGGATGAGTTCTCTCGCACTAACTATGTTGGCGAAGAGGATCTTCCTTTCCAGAATGCAATGACCGCCAAAGAATGGCTTGGCTTCATGTGGTTCCCATTCTCTGGTCTTAGCGAAACTAACGGTTCTGATGCTGCTGGCACCACACACCGTAAGTGCTTTGCTTGGCATCAGGGTTCCGTGGGCCATGCAATTGGCGCTGATGTTTCGTCCAACATGCAGTATCATAACGATAAGGATGCGTATTTCATTCTGAACAAGATGCAGATGAACGCGACCCTTATCGATGCTGAAGGTTGTTTCGAACTTGAGCTGAAGAAATAAGGAGGAGTTGAGATGGCTTATACAGACGCAAACTTCACCTTGGTTAACTACTCAGGAAATGGTTTCCATATCTGGCACTATGTGTCCACTGGAGACAACCTGAACACCATTGATACCGCTGGCTACTTTAACAATAAGTCAGACGAGATCAATGTTGGCGACGTTATCTTTGTCAATGCTTCAAACGGCTTTGGCATTGCAACTGTTGTCTCTAACTCAGGCGGTACTGTCGATACTGGCGATATCGTGAGTATGACAACGGATAGTCGTTAATGGCTGAGGCCCAAAAAAAGAAGAGGGGGCGGCCTAAGAAGGCCGCTCCTTCCCCATCTGCCAAAACTGTCAAACGTCGCAATGGCACAGTCACATTTGGCAAAAATGTAACCATTGGAAAAGGGGCTAGATAATGTCTGATTATAAAGGTCTTGATCAGATGCGTGCTTTGATGAAGCATGCAAAACCTCCAACTCCACTTTCTCAAAGATCGCAGAGGGATTTTCCTGGTACTGGATTTAAGCATCGTGCAATGCGACGTCTGATAGCCAAGGCTCAAAAAATTCAAGCAAGCGGAGATAAGATGCTTAGTGTTGTTCGCACAACAGCATCTGGCGCAAAAAAAGAATTTCTTGGGATTTATAATATGCCAAATCCAAACTCTCCTATGAACAGGTTAATTCGTAATATGGGACAATCAAGAACAGGCACTACTCAAGGCAGAAACAATCCTCGTAAAGGAGCAAGATAATGGCCCACAGACAAAAAAACAAAAGAGCTACCACCCCAATGCAGGACGTATTCGGTGGGTTAACTGGTACTGTAGGGGGTGGAATGAGCAAAGAAGAGTACCAGAAAAAGTATCCTCCCACAGTT